GACGTTACTGCGGGCTATCAACCCGCGCTAATACCTCGGACGATGTTTCCACCGCGTCGAGAAAATCTTGTAGTGCTTTCGCTATGCCTTGCAAGCGATGTATATTTACTGAGTCCTCTGCCCGCACCAGCGCCTTCTTTGTGTCTTCTAGTGCGGAAGCAAATAAAGCCTGTAAGTGGCTATGGCCTGTCCTGCACTCCGAAAGCGCCTGTAAGTGGTGCCTATTGGGTTTGTACCCTATAAATATGTTCATTACGGCAAATCTATACTAAGTTTGCAACAATCGCAACTAGTTGTTGCGTAGTTGTACTTATAACAGTTGTTAAAGGGTTGATTGACCATATGGGTACTATCATAGTTAGGCTTTCTTTTTTGCCGTAGCTGACAAGTCTTTAAAGTGAAACAACTTGACGCTTGTTTTGCCGTGGGTCTTGCCTGTGTGTAGCGAGCCATCAGGCATTTTATGAGTACCGCCGGTGTATACAGTGCCGTCTTTTTTGTAGTGCTTTACACCTTTCATCCGTTGCTCCCTGTAGCCACATTCCGCATGAAGTTACCATCTTTGCCGCCTACAGGCGCTCCGTCAGGCTGTAATGGAGCAGGGCTTCCGCCGCCGCCACTAGGAGCCTGTACGGGCGCGTTGGGGTCTTGTGGCATTTGCTCTAGCATCATTTGCATCTGCTGCATCTGCTGCTGCATTTGCTCTATTTGCTTGTTTTTCTGTTCGAGAATTGTCATTTGCCCGCTGTTGGGTACAACTTTGTCGACGTTCATATTTAAGTTGCTAGCGGCATCTCGCAACAACTCTGCTGCGCCTGACTGCCCAACGACCTCAGTAGCTACAGGGCTATTGAGTACAAGGTTAAGGAACTCAGCGCGACGTATAGCGTCAGCTTCCTTGACGACTAATGAGCTAGCGCCCCGTGCGACTATGTGCATATCGCCAATAATATCTGGGTCTTCACTATAGCGTAAGTTGTCGTGATATAGCCGCTCTATTGCGGGCACTATGACGTTCTTATCTATGTTGTTAATAACCTGCTTTATGCCTTTCCCTGCGTTTGAGATCATCATAGACAGTCCAGATGACGTTCTCCCTGCTCCGGGGGTGTGTTGCCCCGACATGTACTTAGGAATCATAGTGTCTTCATCTGCCCTGTCAGAAAACTTTTCCAATACAGCCATTAGTTCTTGTGCGTTAGACGGGGGCGTAAAAAACTCTAAAGGCTTCGTACCGTCGTTATACTCACTAGACTCAAACTGCCATATTTTCCATGGGTGAAGGTCAGTAATATCTTCCCCCGGAGGCATACGGCTAACATTTACGCCAACTTGTGGGCCAGATGATATACCCATATTGTTAGCTAGCGCCCGTGCTGAGGCGTTAACCATAGACTGGGAGTCTCTACACAAATCTGCGACTCCATTGCCATCAACAGACCCCGGTTTAGCTTCATAAGAAGTGAGGTAGTATGGCTTGCGGCCAATAGGGTCGTAGTTAAGAACTGCCCTAATTACTGTGTCGCCCATAAGCCACACTTCACATGGGTAGCTTAGCGAAGGGTCAGGTATCTGTTCTTCGTCCATGCCCCACTCAAGTAGCAAGCTACCTTCTATGGAGTCCCAAAGCTGTACAGCGTCTATTAAATCTTCGGAGTTTTCAGCGTCGTAGGGCTTACCTTCGGCTTCAGATATAGCTGAGTCCGTCCACAGCCAATCAGTAAAGCTGCCGCCACCAAAGTCGCTAAGTACGGCGCGTATAGCGTCCTCGTTGTATCCCGGCACTCCTATAAACGCTTGGAGGCTATCCCTAGTTAGCTTGTGACGCTCAATGATAAAACCATCATTTATATCCCACGCCCAAGGTGCCCAGTAGAGCATAAACGGGTCTACACGCTCCCACTCGTTGCGGATTGTCTCTACGGCTTGCATAGAGCCTTCTTTCCACTGCATTATTTTGCGGCGACGTTTTATCGGCCCTTTGATGCACGCGAAAGGAAATGTCACTACATCGTCTATAAATTCATTAAAGGCTTTGCTCCACCCGCCTTCTGTGAGTTGATCTTCCATCTTGCGCTCCATACGACGAACGCGCATTTCTGCCTCGTCTTGGTAGGCGCGATATGCTTCGTCCTCCATTTCTTGCGCTATCTCTCGGAGCTGCCCTTCATCTGGCATGGGCATACCTTGCTGCATCTCGGCTTGTAGCTGTGTGGCTAGCTCAGCCTTGATGACATTTAAAACATCTTCAGGTAGGTCAGGTTCTGGAGTAGGGTCTATTGACCAAGGCTTGTCAGTACCCTTACCGAGCAAAGTGTCACGCAGCCAACTAGTTGCCGCTCTACACTTGACGCTGGTGGTGCGGATAAATATTTCAGACCCACCCTGTTGCTTAATATCGGAAGACATAGACGGGTCGTACTCGCCGTTGCGTTGGCGCAAACACTCCAGCATCCTTTCTTCTAGGTCACGTCGGCCATCCCTAGCTGTTTCCCAGCGGCGTCTTACATGTGCCGCTAAACCCTGTAGCGTCGCACTTGCTTGCATTTCCGTGTTCCGCTTTTTAGAATCACGCTCTAAATCAGCAACACTCGCCGCTGGCACTAGCATTGGCCCCATTTTGTCCATTATTTATCTACCCTTTTAATGATTTGGCCCCAGAACATTTCCATCGCTTGCGCGACAAATTATTAGGGGTGTTGGGGTCGGCTGCTTTTTTCTTAGATAAGCCTTTTTTAATTCCTAAACTTCTTGCGCAGTAGCTGTCGCCTTTAGAAGTTCCAGCTTTGACTCTGGCACCGCCCCCTTTGGCTTTGCCCGCCTGACCATAACTAACTCTCTTGCCGCTAGCCGTTATCTTTACCTTAGCCTTTCCTTTGGCGGGTTTACGCGTTGCCACTGTTAATTTACCTGTTAAGTATAAACATAGCTAGACTTTACCACATTGCGGCGAGTGTTACGCTGCGCAACACCCCGAACGTGCATGTCCATAATACTGTCTGCATATTGGTTTGCGTCGTGGATGTGTGAATATTCGTTTTTCTCTGGTGAATTCTCAAGCTCTCCACTTCTTTTCTTTTTGTACCTGTACCCATGCTGGAAGCCTTTTATCAGCATTTTGCACGATGTATCTATAAGATACGCGCCTTCTCCATCTAGCTGCTGAGACAATAGCCGCTCAACTGCTTGGATTCTATAGTCTGGCTTGTTTGAGGGAGGCTTTACACACCTATACCCCGCGTTGCGCAGTGCATCTACCAGCGTTAGCTCATTCAACTGCTGCTTCATAAACCCTGCTGGGTCAGGCGCACAGACTATGTCGTAACCAGCGTACTTGTTTGCTATATGCGGTGTCAACTTTAAGCGAATAAAGGTTTCTATGCCCATATTCTCTGAGGTCAGCTCTGACAGAGTGATTACACGTCCGCGAGGGTCGCGTTGTTTAAACACTGCCGCTGGTGTCCTACCGAAGTCAATCCCCACAATTATAGGGTACTCATAGCTCTCAATAGGCAGCAGCTTATCTTTGGCAATGTGAAAGCCAGAGTTAAAAACTTTGTCGTACACAGGGGTTCCTGCTAAAGAACGCCCAAACTTGTTGTGTATGTAAACAGCAATCCAGTCCTCAGTCTTACCTTCTTTGAGGTTGTCGTAGTACCCGTCTACTAGGTACTCCAGCCAGTCTGCTTCTGGTGAGATCGCGCTCGGCTGTTGGAATATCTTTGCGTTTATGGGAGGGTCTTGCATGTACTCCTCCCAGTAGGTATCAGCATCTGGAGCGTTAGTCGCACCCCACAAATGGTGGTTCGGACTGCCATCCTCCATGACGCAGCCGCCATTGGCTACCGAGGGGTAACGGCCTACACGCCCTTGTAGTGCGTTGAAAATATCTGGGTGAATCTCCCGATACTCGTCAAGTACGCCGAACGACGCTTCTAGCGACAATAGCCGCCTAACGTCATTAGCGTCATCTAGTCCCCTGAACAACACTTCGCACTCTACGTCGTCAAAGCGTAAAAAGAACCGTTTATCTGTCCGCGCAAACGTGCCCGCTACGCCCTCTGGGAACCACGTCATAAACGTAGGAATAGTGGCGTCTGTGAGCATCTGGTTCGTATTCCTTACCACCACTGCTCTGGAGCGCCTCACTCCGTCCCTCCCAGCGCGCATTTGCTTCGCGTGGTACGCTATTTTCATCATGGCAGCGGACGATTTACCGCTTCCTACAGGGCCAGAAATCAGCGAAACAAAGCTCTGACTGGTCAAAAACGGCGCTAACGACGGTGGTGGGGTGTAATTTACCTGATTATTGGGCGTACTTATGGGATTATTGATCGCAGAGGGCATATTCAGTCCTCCTCGTCGTCGTAGTCGTTATCGGTGAATTCTAGCTCCACAGACGCCTCGTCACCGCCTTCTAGGAAGTCATTAGCCCATGCAGATAGCTGCATCATCTCTCGCTGGGTGCTATCGGGCCTTCTTAGGGGCACCACATCGCCAAAAGTAGTTGGTTGTGGGATAAAGTCTTCTTCTGGCTGGGATTCGGGTGTTTCAGTGAATTCTTCGTT